AACGAATCAAGAAGGGTTTATAATGACTGTTGGAAATCTTGAAGAGATTAACACAACAGGAAGTCTGCAAGGTGAAACGTGGGCAGATGGAGATGTCTTGTATTTGTCTCCAACAACAGCGGGAGCAATTACGAACGTCAAGCCGACAGGAGCGACAGGACACATTGTTGTTATAGGATACGTTGAATACGCTCACGCTATTCACGGAAAGATATACGTCAAGGTGATGAATGGTTGGGAACTTGACGAATTGCACAACGTGTACATTGACACTCCTGTCAACAACAACGTCTTGACTTACGAAAGTTCAACGAGCCTTTGGAAGAATAAGACGGTTGCAACGGCTTTAGGTTATACACCAGTACCCGAAACGCGAACGCTAACAATCAACGGCACAACGCAAGACTTATCAGCTAACAGAACATTCACGATTGCGACAGGCTTAACGGTTGGTTCAACAGCCATAACAAGCGGAACTGTTGGCAGAGTGTTGTTCGAAGGTACAGGCAATGTGTTGCAGGAAAGTGCTAACTTCTTTTGGGACAATACGAATAGTAGGTTAGGAATTGGTACGGCTTCGCCTGCTTATGGTTTAGATATTGTTGGAACAGCAAGAGTAAGTAGTTCAGGAGTTATTGGAGGTACACCATTTGCTTCAAGTAGATTAGAAGTAGTAAGTGCTTTAGGTGTTGCATCTCAAGAAATCTCATTGGCTTTAAATAAGAGCAATAGCAATGATAGGTCTTGGAAATTTTTATTAGGAAAAAATGCAGATACTCAATGGGGGACTTATTCCTTGCGTATTTTTAATGGTGGTTATTCAGGTGATTTAGTTTTAGGTTTAGGAACAGGAAGATTAAGAATTGGTGCAGGATTTCCTGATACTGCTGATTCATCTGCTAATTTTACAGATAGATTAAATATTTTTGCCAACGGAAACGTAGCCATCGGCACAACAACAGACGCAGGGTACAAACTCGATGTGAATGGGACGGCGAGGGTAAAAGGAGCAAGTAATTTGGGGACAACAACTGCACTAACTGTTATTAATAGCGACTCAACAACTCTTTTGCAAGTTCAAGATAATGGATATATCAGAATAGGTAGCCAAGGGACAAGCGCATTTCGTGTATATTCAACAGATGCTTCTGGAGATGCAGAACTATCGGGATTAAATTTGGTTTTAAATTCAAGAGTAGTTTCAACTGCAACTGCTGCGGGAATTGGGATGGTAATGGTAAACGGCATAAATGGTACAATCACAACAGGAAATCAAAATGTATTTCTAATTTCAAAAGGGTTTGCTCCAACAAGTGGAACTGCTACTTATGCAGCATTTTCACTTATACCTACAATAAATCAAACAGGCGGTGCAAATGGTATTACAAGAGGTCTTTACATCAATCCAACACTAACTGCTGCTGCAGATTTCAGAGCAATTGAAGTAGCGAGCGGAACAACTGTATTAGCACCTTCAGTAACGTCAAGAGCCTCATTGAGAATACCGAGCGGAACAGCACCTACATCACCTGTGAACGGAGATATTTGGTTTGACGGAACAAACATAAAAATGCAAATAGGCGGAGTAACAAAAACATTCACTTTAATATAATTACAATGGCTAAAATACAACCAATCGTCTTTCCTTTAAATCAAGGAACAGCGACCGAGATGAGCGTTCTAATCTTGAACTTCGAAACAAGCGCAACAACTTGCACTACCTACTACGAGTTAAAATCAGAGGCAACTGAGGAAGTGCCTTCAAAGGTTCTAAGCAATGGTAACTACACATTGACCGAGCAAGAGTTCGCAGCGTGGGGTGAAGACAACACGTGGGTAGAGCAATGTGTAGCAAACGCGATAGGAGTTACAATTTTATCTTTCTAACTATGAACTTAACAGAGGAACATTTAAAGCAGTTAGATGCTTTCATCCAAGAGATGCCAACTAAATTTGGCTTACCATTGATTCAATTCTTCAACAAGATAAAAGAGGAAGCAGATAAAGAATGAGCATATTAGCTGAGCTATTTGAACAGGGAGCACTTTACGATGTGCTTTTAGATTTCGGTGAGACCGTTACTGATCGCGCACGCTCTAACATTAGAATACAGCAAACAAGATACGGAAAGAAGCGCAGGGCTAACACTACAGGCACGCTTGCAGCTTCGCTATATTACGATATAGATGTAACAGGCACTACTCCATCTATCGGCTTTAACTCATCAGCAGACTACGCTAAGTGGGTGGAATATGGTAGGCAAGGTAAGGAGAGTAATTACAAAGGCATAGATACACGCTTCGCAGCCAGTGCAGCCAAGCCTCCTGTAGATGCCATTCTTAATTGGATGAATCTAAAGAAGATTAAGTTACGCAGCATAGGTGAGACAGGGCGCAGAACTAAGTTCGCTAAGAGTGCAATCAATAGAGACGAAGCACAGCGCTTAAGAGTGGCTAATGCCATGGCTAAGAGCATTGAAAAGAAAGGTATTGCACCACTGTACTATTGGAGAGATGCTTATTTAGAGACACTACCTGAATATGGGCCGCAGCTTAACGAGGCAATGGGGGATGCAGTCTATGTTTACATCTTAAATCAAACGAGAAAATTAACTAATATTAAACCTGTCTAATAATGGCAATAACAATACATCAGCAGCCATACGTTTTTACAGCACTTAAGCAGAAGCTTATAGTTGTGGCTACATCTTCTAACATAGGACAGCCTGGCTTTCGCTATGTGATAGAGGTAAGCAACGGCACTACTACAAATACTTTTTACGTGCAGCCTAACATCAATGGCGCTTTAGTGTTTGACCTTAATCCTGTAGTTAGCTCTGCAATGGATTTAGGAGTAAACAGTACTGATGCTGTGCCTTCCTTATTTGCATCCACAACGGTGCAAGATGCTGCTACATCTCGAAATATCTTAGGCATTAGTACAATAATCAAAGAAGGTTATGAGGTGCTTGGCTTATTCGAGGTGCAGGCTACCTCTTACCCATTAGATGGCAGCGCTTTAATCAATGCAGCTTTTCAGATTTCTGATGGGTTTAATCCTAATCCAGCTACTCACTTTGCGCTGAGCTCAGCAACGAGCTACATCATGAGCGACTTAGTAAGAGAGACCTATGCAATGGATGACATGCTCAGCCAATACTCATTAGGTGCTAACACGATTGGTATAACAGGCTTTAGTGATGATTACGGAGTGCTTACTATTCCTGCTGATAATGGCACAACTTTAACAGGGAATGCAATAGATGATGTACAGATAGTGCAATTCAATGCATCAGGAACACCTATTCAGACTGATACTTTAGCTTGCGTAATTGCAGCAGGAACGCTTAACCACTTGCCTCTCTTACCGGGTAACATAGAGAATGCGTTTGGCTTGCAAGCTACTTGGCATCACTACCTACTTAACTTTAGAAATGCAGGAGGCACAGCAACTGCACGATCAATAGCTGTATTCAAAGCAGATGATGAGTGCAGATTCGATAAGGTAAGATTAGGATGGACTAATAGCAGAGGCGGATGGGACTATTTCAATTTTACTAAACGCTCTGAGTATTCTTACTCAGTGGAGCGCAAGAGATATAGAAAGGTAGTGGGTAATTATGGGACAGCAGATGAGACTACTGAATTTGGCTTTAACACTTATGATAGAGGCTTAACTGAGCGCAGCCCATTCGTTGAGAAGATGATGCGTATTAGAACTGACTTCTTAACCGAGGGGCAATTCGAATATCTTAAGAATCTAATCTACTCTGAATCAGTCTACATGATTGGAGCAGATGGAAGCGCTACACCAGTAGTAATTGAATCTAATAACTACGTGGCTATTAAGACTCGCAGCTACGCGAAAACAGACTTAGAATTGACATTGAAATTTAGCAACGATTACACAGCATGAAGCCATCAGTAATATTAACGGTTAAGGCAACCAATGGTGCTGCTGTAGTAGTAGACCTTTACGAAAATGAGAGCATAAGCTATTCATCTAATTTCAATAGCGTTTCTGAGTTTACTACCAGGGGTGCTTTCTCGCGTGAGTTCAGAATACCTGCCACTAAGAATAACGTAGATTTCTTCGGGCAGCAGTATAATGTTAATCTACTTAATGACGATACTACACAGATTAACGTATTACGCAAGATAGAGGCAACTCTTTCAGT